CTTGACATTGACTCAGACCTCACAAAGCACAAATCTGAAAGTATCTACCTGGCAAATCAAATTCGTGCATATGCGAAGTCTGACCCTGCTAAACGCATATCTTATGTCATTCATAACCACAAAATTGCTAGCCGAATCCTTAATTGGAAATGGCGTAAATACACTGGGGTCAACCCACACACCAGCCATATCCACATCTCCTTCAATAAAGGTAAGGCTGACGCGGATGGTTCTTTTTTTGAAATACCTATGCTAGGAGGCAAACAATGAAACATCCATTATTCCTAACCGCAGGTGCGTTCTTGTCAGCTTGGGCTGCAAGTAACTTTGCACTTGATTATCGTGCCGTGTTATGGGCAATCCTCGCAGGCGTATTTGGATACGCAACACCTAAAAAATAACAACTAACAAAAGGATCATAAAATGACAATTTCTAGCGCAAATTACACAGTAACAACTACAGCTTCTATCGTAGTTCCAGTAGATAACGCAGCTGAGGAAGTTCACTTCCACTCATCATCAGGCACTTTGTATTTAGGTGGTGCTGATCTAACTGTGGCTAATGGCTACCGGATGGACAACGGCGATAAGGTTGTAGTTCAAAATCATGGCAGCGCAGTGTATGCAATCACGTCATCAGGCACATCTAACCTATCAACGCTAGTTATTCAGAAGTAATGCAAGCGCAAGACTGGGCTGCCCTAAGCGTTAGCCTAGTAACTATTGTCGGTGCATTCGTGGCCTCAGTTCGATGGCTAGTTAAGCATTACCTAAGCGAACTTAAAACTAATGGTGGTTCATCTTTACGCGATCAGGTTGATAGACTGGAAACGCGTGTCGATACCATTATCCAGATGTTAGATAGGTAACACTTTACTTATGGCACGCAGAAAAGTCATAGACGTAACTGACTACTCAGCTTTAGACCAGTATTGCATTGGTTTGAACGAGTATTACAAGTCATTGCGCAGGGCTGGCTTTAGCTGCGATCATGCGCTTTATATGATTACTGCACCACAGACTTATCCTGCAACAATCCTGCCTAGCCCTAATTGGTTGCCAGACATGCCAGATTACTTTGATGACGAGGATGAGGACTAACCTTGAAAATAGTCGTGATAAGTGATCTACAAGTTCCTTTTCACAACCCAAAGGCCGTCAAGAATGTGGCCACATTTATCCGCAAGTTTAAGCCAGATGAGGTGCTATGTGTTGGTGATGAAATGGATTTCAATACCATATCCCGTTTTAGCAGCGGTTTTGACGAACACTCACAAACAATCGGCAGAGACCGAGACATGTGCGCAGATGTCATGTATGACCTGCAGATTACGCAGCTCTCACGAAGCAACCACGGCGCAAGGTTATTTAACGCCCTTTCTACTAGATTGCCTGGACTGATAGGCGCACCAGAGTTAGAGATAGAGAACTTTCTTAGACTGCCAGAATTGGGCATTAAATACCATCGCAAGCCTTACGAGATACCTGGCACTAATTGGGTCATGGTTCATGGTGATGAGCAAAGCATCAAGCCACATGGCGGTTTAACGGCTCTGGAAGCCGCTAAGAGACACGGAAAGAGTGTTGTGTGTGGTCATACTCACCGACAGGGTATATCCTCTTATACGCAATCCTCAGGCGGTTTAGAGGTATCTAGGCTTACAGGCTTTGAAGTAGGCCATTTGATGGATACACGCTCAACAGGGGCTAGTTACATGAAAGGCACGTTCAACTGGCAGGCAGGCTTTGGCGTTATCTACACAGATCGTAAGCGTGTATTGCCAATAGCCGTTCCTATCGAGAAGGATGGCTCTTTCCAATTTGAAGGCAAAGTCTATGGATGACCCTTGTTGTGGCGAGGAATGGCTTGGATATGACGAGGATTTTGTTATCAAATTGTTATCTAAATATGCTTGTATGAGGTTGAAATAGCCTGAATTAAGTGCGACCCTTTAGGTGTTGGCGAAGCGCAGTAGCTGACAATAAGGGGCTACAAATGGATCTAACAGCACTTAAAAGAAATGATTACTGGTGTGGCTTTTGCTGCCTACCAATGGGCGAGACACACTGCTTCGGTTGTGGCCGATATGACGGCGCAATGACTTACACCGAATACATGGAATTCCTAACAGTTACAGGTCAGTTATGAACCTTGAATACTTTGAAGTTGTGGGCTTATTGGCCATTACTCCACTAGTTGTGTTTGTTGCATACTGGAAGGGCTACAACAAAGGCAAGCGAGAAGGCTGGCACGCTGGCCGTTCTTTACTACGCATACCGGTTCGCAATGATCGCTAATGAACTCCTTACTGAAAGCACCAGACTGCTCTATGACAGAGGTTTGCAGTATGGAGACCCAACTGCTAATCACATACGAATTGCGCAGCTATGGAGTGCGTATCTCAATCGTGGAGTCGAACCTCACGAAGTTGCGGTATGTATGGCACTCGTCAAAATCTCGCGTATATCTGAGCAAGCAACGCACCGTGATTCATACGCGGATGCTCTCGCATACATGGCGATTGCAGGACACATCGCACTTACCGACTTTGACAACGATCTTGATGCTTACTAAAGCCAAGCATGGAGTTTGGTGCGATTACTGCAAAAGCAGGTTTGGTATACACAACCCTAAAGGCACAACTCAAGCTGCTTGGACTGTTCATAGCGAATTACCAAAGAGCCACGGGCGCAAGCGTTCTTACTGTAACGAGTGCGCAATAGATGTATCTAAGTGGGCTGATGGCTCATACTTCTCATTAGATCAACAAATAGAGTATGCAAAGACCAATGGCAACACTAAACAAGGAGTATTAAATGGCTTTTAACTTAGACAATTACGAGACCGTGGAAGTTCGCTTGGAGAAGTTCATTAAGGACTTTCCAGATTTCCGAATAGACACAGAACTGGAGAGTTTTGCAAATGATAGATTTATTGTTAAGGCTTATATATACCGGACTTTTGCGGATAGTGTCTCGTTTGCAACGGGATACGCTGAGGAAAAGATTACTGATCGCGGCGTTAATGCAACTAGCGCGTTGGAGAATTGCGAGACTAGCGCGATTGGTCGCGCACTTGCAAACGCTGGTTACGCAGCTAAAGGCAAAAGACCAAGCCGCGAAGAAATGGGAAAAGTCGCTAGAGTAACAAACGATAAAGCAAGTGAAGCCATAGCAAATGCGCCGCTGGCCATTAACAACACCTGGGATGAGTTTGTAGGCAAAGAACCAACACCAGAACCAGTAACACTTAATCAAGCTGCTGAAATGGTGCAACAGGCCTTTGGAGAAGCTGAGCCAATACCAACATGCTCACACGGGACACGCACAATTAAGCAAGGTGTTAGTGCGGCAGGTAAGCCTTGGCAAGGTGCTTTGTGTGAAGTCCGTGGCGCATCAAAGGGAGACCGATGCGCACCTATTTGGTATGTCATGTCTAAAGAGACAGGCAAATGGAAATTACCGGAAGGAGTTGAATGATGGGTTACGTTGAAGTAACTAGACCAGATGGCACAATCGAATTCTACGGCGATGTGCCAATGCTAGTCTGCCAAATGTGTAACAATATCCCGGATCAGGATGAAGGCGTTTGGACAGTTAGTCTATCACCGTTGCAATGGCAATGCGAGAAATGCCATACCGTCAATGGCTAATCATCGCAAGCACCGGGGCTACAAGACGCAACGCGTAGTAGCTGACTGGTTGAAGCAATGGTATCCCTATGCTGAATCTACCGGAGCAGGTAGGCAAGGCGAGGATATAACAGGGATACCATTCTCAATAGAAGTAAAGGCACGCTCAGACTTCTCGCCTTTAGCCTGGATTAAACAAGCTGAGAGCAACAAAGATGGTAAACTAGCCTTTGTAGTTAGCCGCTGTAATGGACAGGGCGAGAACGCTGAGGAGTATTTAGCCTTCATGCGCTTAGGGGATTTAATGAATATCCTACAAACATACGCAGCCAATCAAGAACCTCAAAGATGCAAGCAATGTGGATCATGGATTAACACCATGTGCCGCACTTGCCAGATTGCAGGAATAAATGCCTAATTATGATTACGGCTGTGATACATGTGCAGCCATATTTGAAACCACCGACAACCCAGAGTCTATTAGATGTAGCTGTGGGGGAATGATGACACGCATCTGGACTGCACCGGCAGTTGTATTTCGTGGGAAAGGCTTTTACAAGACCGATAACCGTTAAGCGAATCGTCTCAATATATGAGATGACACGCCGATAGGAGACGCTCAAATGTTC